TTTCATTTTTTATAAAAAAAAATAATGCCCTAATATTTCTCTTATAGTATAACTAAATTATGACAGGTAAGAAATCCAAATATAGACACGCAATCATTAATAAGAAAAGATATTACTTCTATTCTATCCGATGGTTGGATATCACGGGTGATGCCGGTCACGCTACACCAGAAGAGTTTGATAAGTTTGATTGCGCTATAATGATTACACAAGCTTACGTATATAAAAGAAATAACAAGTTCTTATGGACCTTTGCTTCTTATGATGAAAAAGAAGAAGTATTTTCTGATAGAAATGTATTCCCTAAAGGGTGTATAATTAAGATGGAAAAAATAATTATATGAAAAATAAAACCTTGACGAAGAACATGCCTTATGTAAAATGGAAGTCTATACCACCGGTTAAAGGCCCGGATCCTCAAGGTATTTCTATACCTCTAAAACCCACAAAATATGCTTACAAACCTAAAAACACTTTACGCAATGATAAATAAGTTTTTCAATACCCACTCTGGTATTGTATTATTTGTTATGTTGATTGTGATTTATCTTCAATCGTAGCAGACTCAACCTCTACACCCTCAATTAAAGTTTTATGACTCTCTAGAATGTCTTTCATTCTTGACTCTAATTCTTTTTCACTTAATTGATCTATGTTTCCAGATAGGATTAATTTTTGATCTACATAAAGACCACCTGCTTTTCCTCTTGCAACTTCTGCATTTACTGCGGCAGACCACGCACCTTTTTTAAGTGCTTCATCTCTAATTTTTGCTAGCTCACCAACATGACGTTCAAAGTTCACACCATATTTTTCTTGTACTTCTGCTCGTAGCTCTCCAATATATTTTACTACTAGTGGTGAATATTTAGGATTACGTAGCTCGCTCGCTGCTTGCCTAGCTCGAGTCTTATATCCTGCTTCAAATGCACACTCGCTCGGGCTCTTGCGACCTTCATTAAATACTAATAATTCAGCGAATTTAATTTGTTTTTCTGTTAGTTTTGCGGGTACTCCCATAACTTGACTTATACCGTAATCTGACGTATAAATCAAGATCTAGCGTCGGCTTACGAAATATTTAATAGATATGGATACTGGGCGCTAGACTTTCTTCTTATAATTAACAAAATTTTCACTATTTAAAGCATTTAAATTATCAGCTTGCTCGCTCGCTCGCTTGTTAATTTTTGGTCTACCTTGTTTTGGTCTATACCAATTTACCGGGTACCCATTTTCTCTACACCATTCCCGGTGTGTAATATCTATTTGTGATTGCCATTTTGTAGGTTTATTCATCATCTTCCTCTTCTTCATAATCATAATCACAATCAGTATTTTGGTACTCGTAGCTTGCTCGCTCGAGCGCTAGTTCCCATATTTCTTCTTTACTTGCTTGTGGATTTTTTTTTGTAAGTTCACCTACATAATCTTCAGCTTTATTCTCTACCCACTGCTCATAACCGTCTACACTCATTTTTCATTCTCCTCTATTTCATTCAAATATTCATTTTCTACATCATACATTTGTTCAGCCATAGAGCTATGATCTCCGTCATATTCATAGAATTTTTGATTGCCTTTATTATCTTCTTTAAACAAAACAACTCTCCATATTTTAGTTTCTAAATTATCCCATTTATCTTTTTTACTCATATTATCCCTTCTATTTGTTTGCTTTTTTTTTAAAATAATAATCATAGTCTTTATAAAACTCTTCAGCACTTTCATAAATTTTAGTTTCATAAAACTTTTCTTGATGTCCCTCTTCATCTCTTCCATACTCTAACCTTAATTCTACTCTTCCTAAAAATCCTTCGTATTCATCATCAAAATCTTCTACAAAACCATTACTCCAACCATCTTTGTAATAATGGTCTGATCGCATAACTTCTGATAAAAAATCTGCAAAATTAGATAAATTATCTTTTGACCACTCTCTTTTTAATTTTGATGTGTCATAATAAAAATTCATATTATCCCTTCTGCTCGCTCGCTTGTTGATTAATTAATTCAATATCAATTAGTTTATCGTCTGCTTCTAGATCACCAACTTCTGTCCAATCGTGATTATAATTGTACCGTAAGCTATGAATTATATGATCACTCTCTTCTTTATTTTTAGCTTCGATAGTTATTTTATACGCTTGTAAAAAATTTCTTGTAGCCGTGTATGTATATTTTTTCATATTATCCTTCCTCATCATCTTTAGTCCAATTACCGCCGTATTCAACTTGAGCGTCATCACCATATTCAGTACCAGTAAAAGTAGCTTTGCTATTTTTATCTGAATTTGTTGATCCTTCTTCCATAGTACAACCTAACGCTAGGTCTTGTATTTCTGATTTTGTTAATTCCACATCACTCTCAATCTCATAACTTCTCGTGTCTTGTGAATACTCATCGTAAGTATAAAAGTATTTTTTTTTCGTCATATTATCCCTTCTGCTTGCTCGCTTGTTGGTTTTTTTCTTCTATTTCTGATGGTGTTTTTTCTTTTAGTATAGCATCACATTCTTTTGTAGTAGCACAGTCTGTAAAATCAGCATAAGTTTCGTCAAAATCATAATTACCAAACTTTTGCAAATTACCCACAACATCTGTTAGCAATTGGTGGCACTCTTCAAATAATTTTTTATAATTTTTCTTTTTTCTTAATCTTATTATTCGCCTTAAATCTTTAGTTTTATAATGTTGTGCTATCATATTATCCCTTCTGCTTGCTCGCTTGTTGTTTATTATATTTAATAATATCTTTCTCGTAATCTTTATATACTCTTATAGCATCATAATTATTGCTATAAAAATCTTCATCTATAATAGATAAATTTTTTAATTTAGCATCTACAAACCACATATGTTCGGGCTCTTGCCCATCTTTAAATTTTACATAATTTATACTAGCGTGATATTTTCCATCATCACTTTCACAAGCATCTTCAAATTTATCATTTGGATTTTCTTGACTATCTTTATATTCTTCTTCGTATTTATTCATATTATCCCTTCTGCTTGCTCGCTCGCTCGCTTGTTAGTTTTTTATTTTCTCTAGCGTCTATTACATCATAGTCAATAACTTCATAAGTCATTTCTTCATCTTTTATCAACCCTTCAAAAATAACATCTTGCACTACTCCACCCTCAACATATATTTTTACTCGTTTCATATTATCCCTTCTGCTCGCTCGCTTGTTCATCATCCTTCATCTCACAATCTATTAAATTAAATGAGTAATATTCTGTTGTATTAAGTCCACTACAAGTTTGTTCATAAGGTACGGGACACTCACTTAACCAATTATCAAAGTCTTCCATTGTCACTTTATTTTTATCTTCTTTTGCCATATTATCCCTTCTGCTCGCTCGCTCGCTCGCTAGCTTGTGCCCTATTGGTTTTTACTTTTTTTACTTTTTTTTTAAATTTTAAGTTAAATTTTTTAAACATCTAATACAAATCCCGTATTGTCTTTTTTTGCCCGTCCTTTAGCATATAAACCTACAACTACGTTTTTAGGGTCATTAAATCTTAAATCAGACTTATCCCCGTCTATAACTTTAAAATTTTTAAATCTTTTTGGAAGTTTTTTATTTCTAAATACGGCGCTAATATTTCCGCCCCGCTTTAATATATAACTTGCTTTTTGTTTATTGTCCTCATTAAGTGAATACGTTAAATGATAGTTTTTCGGATATGCGCCATTTACATATTTTAAAGCCCGTTTATAAATTTTTGTATAGTCGTAAAATTTAACTTGTTTAAACTCATTATAAAGCCCGTGAATATTCCATTCAATATCACTAGTGCCGTTTAATCTAACGGCGGGTTTTAAACCTAATTTTTTGGCTTTTATTATTAATGAATTAATTTCTTTTTTTAATTTAATTAAAAAACTTTCACGCTCTAAAAAATACCATAATGTTTTATTTAACCGGCCATTATATACATTACTAAAACGGCCCCGCCCCGCCGTAAATAAACATGACGCCTTACAACCCGGGCTAGCCATTGGACACACATTAAAACCGCTAGTTTTTGCGGGCGCTAGGTATAAAATACCCGTTAAATATTTGTATTTTTGGCCCTTTATGGTTTTGGCGTTGTTATCTACGTTTAATAATTTTTTAGATTTATATAATTTCATTATTTAACTTTTTCAACTTCTATATTGTTATCAATACAATAACTTGAAACTTCATCCCAATTTTTAGCTTTTTCTATTGCCTCTTTTTTTGTATTAGCCATAACTTCACACTCATAAATAATAGTTTGATTTGATGTATCTGTTAATTTATATTTTTTCATAAACAATTTTTGCAATAACGGCCGTCGAAACTACAACGCCAGTCACCCTTTATATATTCCGCGCAACTTCTACAATTAATAAAAATATCACCTTTTTTTGAATTATCCTTTTTAAGTCTTTTTTTCTTTTTGCCTATTTTAATTAATTCGTTAAATGTTTCGTTGCCTCTTAATTTTACGCCGTTTAAAATAGTCATAATCATTTATTATATAATCCCATATAATTAATAAATGCGCATTTTGTCGCATCTTGAATTAATAGGCGCTAAATATAAGCGCCCACTAATTCAACTAACACATTTTATTATATAATCCCATTGACTTAAATTTCAATACCCTTTATAAAATAAATAATATCAACTAACAAAAGGTTAAAAAATGAGTGATGAAAATAAAACGGTAAAATTATCCGATAAGGATAAAAAATACTGGTCTAATAGAATAGATAGTGAAGTTTCTGAAAAAAGGCAGGAACTAGAACGCGCTATCGAGCAAAAAGTAGATAATCAAATTAAAACAAAATATAAAAAATTTGTATCTACTTTAAAAATTGCCTCTAAATTAACGGCTTTGAAAAAAGCGTCTAAAGAATATGACGACTTTGTAAAGTTAAAAGAGTTAAAAGAGCAAGCTTTAAAAGATAAGCAAAAAAAACTAGCTCAGGATATAGAGGACGTTTATAATCGACAGGCCAAAATTCACGGCTGGGAAAATTCTCATCAAGCGTATAATTTCGATTATGACGATTTTGACCGTTTTTTAACGCGTGTATGTAAAGACGCCCTTCACGGTGAATTGAAAAAGAGCACAAAAGAAGGCGCTCAACTGTCTAAAATGGACGCTCAAAAACAAAAAATGTTTGACGCTATACATCACCCGAAACTCTTATTTAAACAAATGGAATTTGAGAAGGCCATAAAAAACGGCTTTTTAAATATGGGGATAGTATATAACTCTTTACAAATAACACAAAAAAACTAATTAATAGCCCGTAGGTTTAATATAAAATTAACCTACGGGCTTAATATTGACATCGCTTAAAATCTGGGATATATTATAGAAATAAACAACTAACAAAAAGGTGTTAAATATGAGTAATCAAATGTTAATAATTAATATTGTTTTTATAGGGGCCGTTTTTTCTATATTGACTATATTAAACGCTTTTAGCGGGGGTCAATTATGGTAGATATAAAAAAAGAATTAAAACCCACATATTCCGCCGTTATGGAAGAGATACAAAAACAAGTTAAGCAATTAAAAGAAGATCAACGCGTGATTAATGAGCGCAAAAAAAGAATTCAAACCGTTGACGCTCAAGTCAAGGGGGTTAAATGGTAGAAGAATTTTTAAAATCACCCCTAGAACTAAAAATGTTAATTTCTGGCCTTGCTTTTTTTGGTTTTGCGATTTGTTATAGTCTTCATAGAGACGAAAAAAAAGACCTTAACGAAAAATTAAAAAATGATTATAAATGGCGCAATCAATATCAATTAAATAGGGGGAAAAAATGAGCTCTTCAATAGATTTTGAAAACTTGTTAAAAACTACCGTAGAGCACAACCAACAAGCTCGACTAACGGGGGAAAAATATTGTTTAATGACAGTGTTAACCGATCTCACAAATGAGATACCAATTAAAAATATTCCAATAGAGGCCCTTAAACCTTTACACGATATTATTAAAAGGTATAGGGAAAGACTTGACGCGGTCAATTCTCAACTAAAATTTTAATTTCCCTCAAGGGTTTTACCGTGCTAATAGTGTACGGTGAAACCCGAGCAAAAATTATACCATTTATTTAAAAAAAATCTTAATAAAGAGACACTAATAACACGCCTTGAAGTGTATAGTGCCCACGGCGTATCCGATTTATTATTATATAATAACGCGGGTTTTTGTATGGTAGAGCTTAAGATTCAACGGGGTAAAAAAATATTTTTTAGCCCTCATCAAGTGTTATTTCATACGACCAGAAATAAGCGTAATTTTATTCTAGTACAAGCCCTCAACGGCCCTTCTTCAACTATAAAACTTTATAGCTCTAATAATATTAATCAATTAATATTAGACCCGGACACCGCCCCGCCGTTAGCGGTCAACGACTGGGAACTCATTAACAATATTATTCTTAATAAAAAAAAACATTAACGGCCCGCGCGCCCCCGTCCGCAAACCACAAACCGCGCGCCGTGTCAATGTGTCAAAGCGTCGCAGGGTGCGACACTTTGTCCCTGCGTCAATTTGTCGCGCGTCATCGTGTCGCGATTCGGCTTGCGCCCGTCGGGCCCACCCGCCCCCGCCCACCACCCACGCTTCGCGTCGCTCCGCAGACCGCTTCGCGGATCTGCGTCGCTCCGCTCCGCGGCTCGCGTTGCGTCAAGCAAAGCTTAACGCTGACGCTTCGCGATGTGTAGCTTCGCTACACTCTATCGCTTCGCTCGGCATACCGCTTCGCGGTACGCCTCGCTCCGCTCACCGCGTCGCTACGCTCCGCGTCCCCGCCTTCGGCGGGGCCGAGGGGTCCCAAGCCATTCTGGAATCTCAAATATTCTAGACCCCCCACACCCCCGTTTCGGGGCTTGCTTGGACAGATGTATGTATATTGTCTGTTTTAGACATAGACAGTGATGAAAAACCAAGTTAAAAAGAAAACTAGGAAAACAGAGTCTTAAAAAAATTCTGCAAAAAATTATATGAAATCGGAAGACCTAGAAAAATTACCCCCTGACGTAAAAAAAGAATTTATGAAGTACGCCATTAAGTTGGCTGAAAAGAAAACCCAATCCGCGGCACACGATGACTTCTTAACTTTTGCTAAACATGTATGGCCTGAATTTATAGAAGGGGATCATCACAAAAAAATTGCGGAAAAATTTAACCGTCTGGCAAAAGGAGACTGTAAGAGACTTATTATCAATATGCCACCAAGGCATACTAAATCTGAATTTGCCTCTAACTTATTACCAGCATGGATGGTAGGACGTAAGCCAGATTTAAAGATAATCCAAACTACCCACACCACAGAACTTGCATTAAGATTTGGTCGTAAAGCAAAAAATTTAATTGATAGTCCAGAGTATCAACAACTTTTTAAAACAAGACTAAAAGAAGATTCGCAAGCCGCGGGTAAATGGGAAACAGAACAGGGCGGCGAATACTACGCAGCCGGTGTTGGATCGGCCATCACGGGCCGTGGAGCGGATTTACTTATTATTGATGATCCACACTCGGAGCAAGATGCGTTGAACGTGGATGCATTAGAGAAGGCTTATGAATGGTATACATCAGGTCCAAGACAACGTCTTCAACCTGGTGGATCTATTGTAGTGGTAATGACGAGATGGAGTATGAAAGATTTAACTGGAGCGTTGTTAAAATCACAAAAAGAATTAAAATCAGACCAATGGGAAGTAGTTGAGTTTCCTGCAATCATGCCATCAGGTGATCCTGTGTGGCCTGGTTATTGGAAGCTAGCAGAATTAGAATCTGTTAAAGCATCATTGAGCGTTGGTAAATGGAATGCACAGTGGATGCAGAATCCAACAAGTGAAGAAGGGTCATTACTTAAAAGAGAATGGTGGAGAGTTTGGGATAAGGGTTATATTCCTTATATCACTCACACTATACAATCTTATGATACAGCATTCTTAAAAAAAGAAACTGCCGATTTTTCTGCTATTACCACATGGGGTGTTTTCTATCCTGTGGAAGATGGACCTGCTAATCTAATACTATTAGATGCCTTAAAAGAAAGATTAGAATTTCCTGAACTTCGTAAAAAAGCCTACGAACAGTTCCAATATTGGAATCCTGACACTGTCATTGTGGAAGCCAAAGCTTCTGGATTACCCCTAACTTATGAGTTGCGAAAGATGGGGATACCTGTTATAAATTTCACTCCTAGTAAAGGTAACGATAAACATGCTAGGGTTAACTCTGTGTCACCAATTTTTGAGTCAGGGCAAATTTGGGCACCTGATGAAAAATTTGCAGAAGAAGTCATTGAAGAATGTGCAGCATTTCCATATGGAGATAATGACGATTTAGTGGATTCTACTACACAGGCAATTATGAGATTTAGACAGGGTGGTTTTATTGGACACCCAGA